GTGCTTGATGTTAATCCTGTTTGATTTAAAGAGTAACTAAATCCTCCACCTGATAAAGTTGGTGTTAAAGAAAAATTAAACGCATCTGTTAACGTTGCACCTAAACCATTTTGAGAATCTGCTACAGTCTGAATAGCAGAACTTATTAAACCCAGTTTAGATTGAAAATCTGAACTATTATATAAATCTGAAACTGTAGTATAGTTATCAACTAAAACATACTGAAAATTAATTAGGGTTTCTCCTTGTATTTGAGTTGGAGTATCTGATCCATTATAAGATAAATGTTGATAAGTAAAAGAAAAATTTAAACTTGCTCCTTGAATTAATTTACTTTCATATCCACCTAAATCAAAAGTAAAACCAGCGGTAGTTACGTTTAGAGTATTACCAAAAGCTGTATAATTAAATGCCAATAAATTAGAAGAAGTTAAATCTACACCACTAGCATCTTGAGTGTCTAATGCAACTGTGTATTGTAAGTTTAGTGGTAGATTGTTTATATCAATTAAATTATATCCTTCTGTGTAATTACCATAAATTAATCTATTGCCCATTAAAGTTTGAGCCTTAGCTTGTCTCGGAACATTATCATATAATCTCAATATTTCACTTTCAGGAAGAACAGTAAATATTTTACTGTTTGTAAAAACATAAGTTGCATTAGTGTTATGTGGTCCTAATGGTGATTTATTTATTCTTTCAATTATTTTTATAGTAGGATCATTTGCTTCCTTAAATAAAATATCAACACCAACAACCTGGGAGCTACCTGTATTATAAGTTATTTGAACTCCAGATTTAGAGTTTACCATTCCCTCATTTAAAAAACTATTTGGTGAAAATTCAAAAAAACTTGGTTGAAAAGCTGGTTCACTAAATTGTGAAACAGCAGAGTATTCATTGTTAGCGTATTTATATCTATACGCAAAACAAATAAAATTATCTTCTAAAAAAGAATCTTCAAGCGTAGTGGTTAATAAGTTTAAAGTTGGAGCTGCAACTGGAGCTGCTTTTATTACTAAAATATCATTATTAGTAAATTGATCTATATTATTAAATGGGTCTTCGTAATTAAAACCAATATTAATTACCCTCGGAGCATTTAAATTATCTGTAAATAATAAAAAATTATCTATTTTATCTACTCCTGTAATTAAAAAATTAGGATTAAAATTTAAAGTAGTATTAACACCACTTCCATCATTAACACTAACAACATGATATATTAATCCTCCTGTAATTACGTTATAAGAAACAATTAAATCTAATTTACCAGTTGCTCCTACAGTAAATGCGGGGTCGTGAACAAACCAATAAATGGTTTCGTTAGCGCCATCTTCAAACGCCCCTATACATCTAGCAGAGCTGCTTAATGCAGTACCGTCTATATATTGTAGTGACGTAACCTGAACGTTACCCTTAGTATTTTCAACAGCACCTATTTCAGACTCTTCAGTAGAACCAAGTCTAACATTTAAAGCATCTATATACTCTCCGTTTGGTATAAGCCTTTCGTCAAGGCTCTTATTCATACGCCCAGCTACAAAATTTCTTTGAATGTTTGCCATTTTATTTTATCCACTTATCTTCACCTCTAAGATTCATAAGCAATCTACTTGGGTGAATGTTACTTAATCTGATTTTAGCATTTCTTAATAAAGCTTGTTTGTTTTTTCTTGCCCTATTAATAATATACTCTTGCACTCCAAATTTACTATTTAATATAGCATATTGTATATAAGCATAAATGTAATCTTCAAATAATTTATTTACACTTATTTGTGAGTCATCGCCATTTTCCATTCCATCAGATATGTATTGTAACACACATTGTCTATTAGCCATAGTTGAATCAAAATTAATAACACCAGCTTTTTTATCAATAGTAAAAGTAGGATTAATGTTGGCTGTTTCTGTGTTTAAACCATATCTAGCTCCGATACGAGAATTGTATATGTCGCCATCACAATCAATACAGTTACCGTTCTCATCAGCTTCATTATTTTGATTTAAATAAATACTATTTAATGATCCATTTTTTCTTGCAGTATCCAAATTTGACTCTATAGTTGATACATTATTATTCCCATCATACCCAAAAACATCAGTAGAGTTTTGAAGATATTGAATGGATGATTGAACTTGAATGTTTTCGGTTAATTCTCTTAAAACATTATTTTTAAATAAATAAAGTTTTACCCAGTTAACATAATCAGAAGGAAGAACATATCTTAGGTCGTCATATACAGTTAATTCTAATGCTTTTATTTCTTTAAATGCGTCATAGTTTAATTCCTGAATTGCTCTTTTTGCGTGAAATAATATCTTATATCTATTTTAATTATTAACTAACGAATGATTTCCATCATACATCAATTCAAAATTAGTCATTATGTTATCCAAACTTACGTATTGATAAGACCCCCAATTAGTATCTGTAGGGACTACTCCATCATTAGTGTAATATTTTCTTTGATTTATATATGCCATGATTATGTATTAGTTTGATTTTGCTGTTGCTCTTCTATTTGTCCAAACTGAAACACATCAGCTTCTCTTATTGATATACCAGCGTATTGTAGTATTCTTGCTACTAAATTATTTAAGTCATCAATCGGTAATTCAAAGTCTTGGTAATCACTTTGCGTTTGATCGAATAAAGGTTCACCATTATATAAAGTAACATAAGTCCATTTTGGGTCTAATGGATATCGAACGTAAGTTGCTTGTATATCTAAAGCTCCACTGAATGTGGTAGGAAAAATAGTTATAGAATCTCCCTTTTGAGTATAAGCTGGGTATTGAGATGAGGGAGCGGTTAAAAGAGATTTGTTTAACAGGTCTATTTTATTAATACTAACTTTTTCTGCTTGACCCTTTAAAACACCTCCCTCGTAACACAGAACTTTATTTAATAAATAATAATCATCACCCGTAGTTGTTTGACTAGGAAGATAATATATGTTATTAGAGTTTTGTACTAAAGTTTTTGTAACAGAAAAAGTGTCAATCACCTCTTCATAACCAAGTTTTATATCAGCATATCCCGTTCCCGAAACCCTTGCATTTTCCTCGTTTATTTGCTGATTATAATTTATAAAATATTCGTCAAACAAATCTAATTGTGCTTGTTTTGCAAACAAATTAAAATCACTAGGAGATATATATCCATAGTTATTCTTATTTATAATTGCAAGCACAGTATTTCTTACAGAATTTATCATTTGAAAATCTTTTTACAAAGATACATAAAATAAAAAAGCACCTAGGAATTAGGTGCTTTCTCGCTGTCGATAGTAAAGGAAGGATTAAATCTTTTATGCGACTGCAATTCCACTTACTGCATAAGGTAGGTTATCTACATTATACGATGGGTTTGTCCATGAAGTAGTTAATGCTGCTACTACTGCATCTTGAATTGCATCTCTTTGCGTTTCATCTCCTGCACCTGCTGTTGCATGAGTAATCGTAGTTACTTTTCCACCACCATAAGCAATTGTTACTGTAGTAGTAGATGCTTGCTCTATTAACACAATATCACTAATAGCTACCAATTGGTATTGCTCATTAGTTACTGGAATATTTAAAAATTTTGTCATTGTAAAAAAATTAATAGTTAAACTTAAAGCACAAAGTTACGAATTTTTTGCTAACGCTTTTAAATGTTTAAAAGACTCTAAACCATCATCACTTTGAAAGTAAGAACCTATTATAAATAAAGGGTCTTCACCGTATGGTATATTACACATTTTCTTTTTATTTGAATCTGTGTTAAACCACACCTCTTTCTTATTATTTCTTAACTGTATTAGATTTTTATCTAAAATGTTTTGGATATCAGCATTAAATTTAAGAGCCGGGTCTTTTAATAAATTCATAAAACCACCAGGGTTTTGTTTTGCAAATATTAATATATCCCTTCTTAATTCAGCTGTTGTAACTTTTGATACATCATTCTGAAATAAAACTCTAGCTACGTTTTCAACTTGTTCAACTGTTAGCTGTCTTGCTTCAATTAAAGCATCAACTTCTAAGTTTAAGTCTTCAACTAATTCAGCAGCCTCTTTTGCTTTATTAACTTCTATAAATATTCTGCCTTTACCAGGATGTAAATCCATAAATTTTTGTAACACTTGATTGTTCTTTGGTACGTGTAAGAATCCATCTTCAAATACAATTGGCTCAACAATAGCGTTATCATCTTGCTCATCTTGAAATGGTGAGTTTTGGTTTCTTGCATATCTAAGAGGCCTATTGAGACCTGTGTCCTCATCAAAGTGTAACAGCGGAAACCTTGTTGTATGCCTTGATGCTAATATCAAAGATAAGGGAGCTGTTTCTCTTGTAAGTTTATATTGTTTATCTACGAACTTTGGTGTAGATTTTTTGGGAGTAATTTTAACTGTGTCCATATTAGGACTTGTTTTTTCTTTTTTCATTTGATTTAATTTAATTTAAAATTTAAAAAAGGGGCACATTGCTGTACCCCTTGTAATTAAGTATTAGTCTTGAAATAAGAAGAAGTTGTTTGCACCTAAAGTACATACAGCTCTCTCAGACAAGAAGTTTACTTGCATGTTATCAATATCTGACGTTGCAGCACCACCAGCAGAACCAGTAATCCAAGTCTTATATCTTCTGTCTTCAGTTTCTGAAGCTCTATATCTAACATGTAAGAAAGGTCTCTTAGCGTTTTTACCAAGAATTTGGTCATAAACACTTGTAGAACCAGCTGGAACTAATAGTCCATTGATTTTACCTGAACCTGCACCTGATGGTAAACCACCTCTCATTGTAGGGTCGTTTAAATATTTCCAATCAGTCTTATAGAAATCGTATCCTCTTCTGAATCCAGAGAATCCTAAGTTCAATGCCATTTCTTCGTCATTGTCAAATAGACCGTAAGAAGTACCACCCGCTCCGTAAGAGTTTTGAGCAGCTAACATATCGTCCATATCAAAAATGAATTGTCTGTTTGCGAAAATTACATTTTCTTCAATAGCTCCTTGTTTGTCTAATCTACTAATGATTGAATCGAAGTCTGCTAAGGTAGTTGGATTACCACCGTCCCAGATGTTTCCTCTTTGAGAAACTGCATAGAAAATACCGTCTGACCCAGCACCTGGGTTAGCAGCACCACCTGCGCTTCCTAAGATTGCAGCAGCTCCAGAGTTTTGCTCTGCAGGTACAGCTTCAATCATAGCTGTTTCTAAATAGTCATCGAATCTTAATCTTGTTTCGTGCTCAGATTTTAAGTACCAAAGGTAACCAGTAGCACCATCTTCAGTAGTAACTTCTACCCATCCGATTTGAGCCATATCAGAACCAGCTACGTTATACGTATCTTTAATAATGATTGGTTTGTTATCGAAGATAAAGTCATTAGCTTCTAATGAACCTACCATACCTGCTGTTCCTTTTTTAAATTCTGAACCGTAAATAAATACTGTAACGTCTGAATTACCAACACCAGTACCTGCAGTCACTAAACCACCTGCTTCATAAAAGTCAGCTGTGAACTGTCCTTTACCACCACCGGCATTGTTTACTGCGCTTACTACTGCTTTGTTCATACCTGAACCATTATTTTGAACAACTACAATAGTTTGTCCTACTCTGATAACTTGTTCAGCAGTTGCTGGGTCAATTGCATCGTTTACTTGAAATACAGCTTGGTCAGCATTTACTAATGCTCCTGTACCTACGCTTGTATATTTCGTGTGTAACCTACCTTGTTCAGCCCATTTGATAAGGTCTGAGTTTGTAGGCATTTCCGCTCCTACCATTCTTAAGAATGAAGAAATCGTTCTATTACCGTATCTTTCAAATTCTTTTTCATACGTATCAGGTAGATACTGATTTAAG